CATACGTTGGGTCCTCAACACGTACATCAATACTATCCAGAATACATCTATCAGTCAAATAAACATCAAGGGCGGCTTTCAAAGGGGCCGAAGGTGCTCCCCCGCCGTTCGGGACAATTAAAACCTGAGCAGAAAGCAAGCCATAAACAAGTCCATTGACTCTTGCAATGCTGACTCCTGAATAATTTTCTGCAAGAGTTTCTCCATCAACCTGAGTAACAAAACGATCTCTGGTTTTTAGTAAAATCGGTGCGGTGTTTTTTGCACTTGAAATACTTTCTTCATCGTCGGCCCCTGTAAATGTTGAGGGATTGCTCACTCCAGTAACATCAGAGTCACTTCCTGCATATGTATTTATGGTATTGACCTCAGAGACATTTGAATCCTCTCCCCCGCCATAAGCATAATTTGCATAAACTGGAAAGTTACCGGGGATCGCTCCATATGTCCCGTTGCCAAATTTTATAAAGGAAGTCCCATCAGAATTATATCTCAATAGAAAATGTCTGCTCGCCCCTGTGCTATCGATAAAACTATCAACTCTGGTCCAAGTCAGGCTGTTGATTGTAAGAGTGATTGTATCTTCCAATATATTTACATCAGGAAGGTCGAATTCTTGCCATGATGTTATTCCGTCACTGGTCCCGATGTCAATATCTGCCTCACCTGATTTTTGCTGGTAAAAGTCAACCTGTATACTGTATAGTGTTACGGTGTGATTGCCAACTCCATCATCTGTCAGAGTTATTTCAGTCCCCAAATAAGCATTGGCAATTGAGGTCGCCAGCCTTATTTCAGTAGCAGAAATTTTAATTACATAATAATCAGTCCCTGTAGACAGCCCCCCAGGTAAAGTGTTTGAAGTTGACACTCTGACCTTTTCCCCTGTAGTGTAAACTCTTGCAACGTCCAGATTATTGTCTGCTGCAAAATTGGTTGTAAATATTTCAGAGGTCGACGCCTGGACGGTCGCAGCCCTTGCTTCAAATTGCAAACTGGAAATTGTAAGGCTTCCCTCTGACTGAGCCACTAAATTTGCCTGAGTTACTGTTTTTGGGAATGCCACTGTGTCGGCGTCCAGATATATTAAGAGCACCCCGCTGGAGGTTGCAATCGGTGTCATGGCATAATCTATCAACGTGCATAAATCAAAAACCGCCTGACGAGTAAAGGCAGTCCTTAAAAACGACTGGTTGGCGGTTGCGTTTATATACATGTTTAAAAGGTCAGCAAGTCCAGCGATATATTTTTTAAACCAGTCGGGCTTGTCTGCCAGACCTGTTGTGTTATTCAAGTCATTGAGCACAGTCGAAAATGTGCGGGAAGTATATGCAATAGGCGAACTCATAAGGCCCCTCCGGTTGACAGATTGATTGCTCTTATATCTTTTGTGTTGGCGAACGAAAAATAATAAATTCTAATATCAAGGTTGCCAGCGTTCTGGACGAATTCAAGTGAAAATTGACTTGCTGCAATTCGTCGGTCCCTGGTGTCGTTCTCCCCATCGGATACAACTCCATTGCGGTATGCTATAGCATTGGCAATGTCAAATCTTAAACCGATCTGGAGACTGATTGCGTTGGGATAATTTTCTCTGTCAGAAACACCGGCTCCAAATTGTCGGTTGTATAACATTGATCTTTTTGGCTGAATGGCAACTTGCATTAAATCAGATTCAATTTCTGTATTGAAATCATTTTTCCCATAGTAGAAAAAATTGTCAAAACTGCTCAATGTTTGCGCTTCAATCATTTTCCTTTTATGTCCTCAGATAGAATGCTTGAATAATCAGCCATAACTTTTGTCAAGAAAGTTGCAAGGGCGGTTTTCAATGCAGCCCCTCCATCGTTCGGAGCCGGGACCCATGTTGTCATTGCTGTTTTTAATTCTGTCATTGCGTCCTTGTCTTTGTCAAGTTCAGTTTTTAGAGTGTCGCCCAGAACAAATGGCTCGTCCCCTTCAATCATTGTTATCTTATTCCCATCGGTCAACAAATCAAGCTGTTTTCCGCTGGCATCATATTTTATATAATTGCTTTCGTCTTTCGGATCTTCAAATAATATGTGGGTGTCTGTGTTGCCATCATAGTTTTTTACAATCATGTCGGCCATCTCATGGGCAATGCCTACCCAGACGGGCCGTGTCGAATCTCCATCAATAAAATAAACCTCGACCCAATCCCCTTTATTCGGGATACTTAAACTGTTTATGAATCTGGGGTAGCACCAGATAGCAAGGTCGTCGGTGTCCCATCCACGCTCGACAATCATAACTTTGACCCGGCCAAGTTTCAACGGGTCTTCAATGTCAGAAATCTCTCCAATATAATGTCTCAAAAATTCAGTTTCTTTTCTTATGAGCTGTAAAAGTTCAGCCCTGATTGTTCGGGGTGTGGTCATGCAATCCCTCCAGTGATCGTAAAAGTATCGGCAATATCAAGATCACACATGTAGCCCTTCCGGTCGATCGTATGAGTAACTTTTCTGGCATAATAAGTCAAATCATTATGAGCAAAGAAATCAGGAAAGCCTTTTCCAAATATTATTTTTAATGGAGTTGTCGCCATCGGATTCCCTAACATTTTTAAATTGCAGGAATATCCCAGGCCCTGCGGGGCGGAAACTTCATTGACCAAATAAAAAAAACCTTCTTTAACTAATTTATTAAAATCATTATTATTGAGCCACTCTTTCATGAGTTTGGCTTTTGATGTAAAGCTCCCCCGCTTCCTCAGCTCTGAATCTATTTTTGCAGCATCAAGTCGCCATGCCTGAATTTTTTCACCTTTGGCAATAAACCGGGTGTGCACTGGTTTTCCATTAACCATTTTGATTTGAACATTGTCGCCCTGCCCGCTCTGCCCGACGTGGTTCTGCCATGTTGCATCAATGACATTACAGAGGGAGTCCTTATAATCAACGAATAATGAATTGCCTGAACTTGCCCCAACGGCCCGCTCTGCGAATTTTAATTTATCAACATACTTTGGGTTGGCAAAAAAAGCAATCTTCTGACCTTTTGAATTTGTGGAAATTCTGAATAAGGCCCGCCACTCCATCGCTATTCTCATTAAAAATCTAAAATTACTTTCATGCTGCATTACATAAGTGTCGGGAGTTATCTGTTCAATCTGTCTATCAAATTTAATGTATGTTTCAACAATTCCCATCTCATCAAAGACCTCTTCAATGACAGTTTTTTTTGTTCCCTTCCGGTAGACTTTGTTTTTTCTTCCATCCAGAAATTCGCTGGCATAGAAATTCATATTATATTTTATCGTCCCTGATAGTGAGCCGGAAGGGCTTTGAATACTGGCTTTAATCCCCTTGCGTTCAAGGACTCCTGATATTTCATTTTTATTTTCTTTTTTTGAAAACAAACTTTCAATGCTCAAATCCGGTCTCTTGTATCCAAACCGAATATCAAGCACCCGCCCCTGTCTCAGAATTCTGCTATATATATTTTTGGGATCGTGCAGCTGCACGGATCCACTTGATATTTTGTTCATCTCTTCATTATATTGGAACGAAATAACATCCTGAGTCAATACTTTGATTTGAGTTTTGTCCTTAAATCGAATATCAAAAAAAGATGAATCGTTGTTTTCAAGTCCAATCATTGGTTAGGAATCCTCAAATTTGATACTTTAGAAAGCAAAAATCTTGCTTCAAAAATCTTAATTCTGTTATGCTCAAATATTTTATAGGATTGATACTCTGCCCCCTCCCCGTAAATCTCAGGGCGACTTGCAATCTCATCAATCATTGCATTCTCTTCAATGTCCAGACTGGTGAGGGTTGTGTAATCTGGATATTCTCGCAGGTCCTTAATAGTGTAACTCTTGCCATCTTTATTTTCAAAAATAATATTGTCAATCTCCTGGTATCTCATCAGACTGACCGCTCCCCACGTTTCGTTTTTATCGTATTGAAATTATTTGAGATGAATCCAGAGAATGCAGAAACTTTTCTAAATAATTCTTCTGCCTTATAAAGTGGGTGCGACTCATCAAGTATCAATTCAATTTCAAGGTCAGTGTATTGAGGTTGGCCAACCTGGTTAGTCCAGCCCGCTTTGTGAGTCATGTTACATTTTGAAACATAATAAACCAGAGGGACCGAGCCGACACCCCAATAATAAAGCACCTTTGGATTCGGAGTAAACTGACCGCTAAAGACATCGGCAAGGCCCGCTGACTGGTTTCTCAATTGATCGAATTGTTTAAGAAGTAATACGTTTCCAATCGTATTATTGCGTTTTATAAGTGGAAGAGTAAAGGATATTTTCCTGTTACCCCCCCCTGTATATTGTATGGGCGAATAGTTAAGCCCAGGAATCGGTGTCTCTGTTAATATAATATCTTTGCTGTCTGTTATGTCGCCCGGAATAAGTGGGGTTGTAATTAGTTGAGCGTTGACAATATCAAATAAAAACCAGGGCAGATTGAAGTTGAATTTCGGAGCATCAAATGAAAGCATTATCTTCGCCCCCCTTCTCTTACATCCTCTTCAATTAGTTGATTTTGTAATCCTTTCGCAAAGTCCTGACCGGCTTTCTCTGAATTTCCTTCTGTGACATTTACAGTAATTGGCGCAATATTTAAATTTTGCGTTTTTGTTGTTGCCTCATTATTTTTAGATCGGCTCCCGATCTTATCCCGCACCACAGTTGCGACTCTGGAAACTGTTTCTCTTGGACTTTCGACTCTTTTTATTGCCCTTTTTCCAAATCCTGCGGCGTCCTTGTCCATCTGTTTGCTGATTAAAGCCATCTCTTTTTTATCACCTGAGATAAAAGCCTTTGCCATTTTAATACCATTGATTAAAGATTTTAATGCGAAAACAATAGTGTCAATGGTTTGGGCGACGGCTTCAAGTGCTATCCTGACCGCACCGCCAACGACTGAACCCAGCATTTTAAAAGTTGATAATAATAAATTTGTATTCTCATTTGCTCCCATGATCAGGTTACCCATATCTCCAAGCATTGCAATTATATCTTCTATCGGTTCCATTATGTCGCCCGCACCCTGTGTGAATCCTTCAAAAAATGCCTTTGCTCTTTCTGTCCATAACACAAACATATCAACAATCCACGCAAAAACAGGTTCTAAAATCATCATAATGAAACTGCCGACGGCTGCAATTTTGAATATTATTATATTTACAATCTCAGATATTTTCTTTGAAGTGCCACCGAAAATCCGTTCAAGGTTCCCGCTCAGTCTTTCCCACATTCTTTGCATCAAACCAATAAAACCAGTGACTACATTTGAAATAACATTGAAGATGTTCACCAGGTAGGAACCCCACCGCACAAACATGGCCCGGTTGTCCCTGACCCAATTCAACATTGATTGCAACAATGGGATGAGTTGTCGCCTTAATGGATTGAGGAGATTCCTTGCAATAATACTCCCTGCAATCTGGAACGACCGGCCGACCTCTGGCATGAAAGAAAGAGCTTTCCTTATGCTCAGAAAACCGAGTGCCATCACTCCCATTTTTTTAACCAGTGAGCTGAGTCCGCTGCTCATTCCCTTCATTGCTGTCTGGAATGGTTTTGAGTCAAATGTAAATAGGACATCATCCATTATTTATAAATTTCCTTATTGAATTTTATTGACTCTTCCTTAACGTGTTTAAAATCTTCAAAAGATAATTTGTCTAACTCCCCTTTGTTAAAACCGCCTTTTGTTAAATATGAAATTAAAATACAATCATATAAATATTGCTTCATTGAATAATCTATATATAAAAACCCGTTCAATAACCACTCAAATTCATTTAAATGCTCCCCGACTGTGGTTAGTTCAGTCGGAGAGCTGAAGCGAAAAAATTTGAGGTATTTACTTTAGGTTGCCAGACCTTCGAGCATTCTGGACATTGTTTTTCAACTCTCGTGTCAATGCCGTATAAACTATTTTTATAACTTATTTCTTTGAAATCATTTTCAAGGTTTTCTATGTTTTCAAAAATTGCAGTGCCGACCATGTTGATATATTTTTTATCAACATCCTGGCCGTTAATAGACTTCAAGGCATTTGCATAAATACCGAATTGAAGTTTTAAATCATTCTTGTGACCGGTTTTTATTTCTGCATTCATGCAATGTTCCATCGTTGGGTAATACATTTCAAGATTGAACACTTCCTCAATTGCGGTACCATCTCGTGCATTCTTTATTATTACAGGCTCCGCAAGTTCTATGCTGAAAAAATTATGGTATTCGCTTTCATTCTGACAGTTGACTTTTAGTTGAGAAATAAAATCCCTGGTGTCAATCTCTATGTCGTCGACATACTGGAGCTGACATATTATTTTATGTCCGCAGAGTGGGCAGGGATAAATCCCCTCAACTCCATCCTGACCATTGTATTGCTTGATCATAGTTTGAATAGACAAATATTCTGCTGTTCTATATGGGATTTTTGTCAGAATTGATTTTATTTTTATTGGGTCCTCAATGGTCTGATCATCATTTGAAATTGAAACGACCGAACCTTTGAGAAAAATCAATAACCCTGCATTGATTCTCTCACTCTGAATTGAGCTTGAAACATTTGCAAGCACCGAAGCCTTCGGTTTTTTAATCTCAGCATCGGTGTAAATATTGTCATTGTGAAAAATAGGAATTGGCAACCGCATATTGACCTCCTACACGTCCACCGGGATATAATCCCAGGGTAAAATTTTTGTTGTTATTGTTGCAAGTCCGGGAGCGGCCGCATCATATGCCGGCCCGCCGTCTTTAGCACATTCGCATTTTGGAAGAAGAATTCTTTCAAACTCAACTCCATGAGCATCTTTTTTCACCAGCACCCCGTCCTTAACTTCATTATTATCATACCAGTTTTGAAAAAATTTCTTAGTGTTCGTCCCTCTGTCGTTTCTATATGTCAATTCTATTGCTGGAATTTTACTAACTCCATTTGTAATTTCTCTTTTTTTATCAGGGAAAGGAGCTTCTATTGAATCCTTCTCCCTTGCTATCTCACTTACATTGATCAGGCCGGGAACTTCTTCGCCATCAAAAGTTAAGCTATGCTTTTCGCCCATAGAATTTTGTTGCATTTATTTTTCCTCCACTTGTTTCAAATTTAGAAAAGTTAGCTTCTCAATAAAAGCCCGACTCCAATTTTAATTGATCCCGCGGGCGATCCAAAAGAAAACCATGAGTCAAGGTTGCGCTCCCCAGCATTGATTGAAGCCTGCGGGTTGTTTACCAGGTCGGCCTGAACAACAAAATGGTCAGTTGCCTTTGTAGATGTTCCATCATCATTTATTGATTGCCCGAATGTTTCACCTACCGAAACATTTCCCGTTGAGCCGACTTCCCATAAATTATAAAAGAAATTCAGAATCGCATCTCTGCTGGCCTTGATCCTGTTAAAACTGTTCGGCTCGTTCTCGGTAGTAAGTAGTGAATCCCTGACAGAAACTTTGATATATTCTCTCATCAAAATTCCATTCCCAAATTGAAATTCAGTTGTTATGGATGGAGTGAAAAAGTTTTTCATAACAATTCCAACTCCAGAAACATCCTGAATTAAATTAACTCCGCACTCTGCTATGTCGGTGCGGGTGTCATCATCAAGAAAAGTATCACCAACAATTCCCTGTGCACCGGAAAGTGGAATGGAAGGAACCGCCGGGATGTAATGGATTCCAAGTGTCCCGATTGACCGAATCCAGGCACCCATAACAAATCCAACATTTGGAATATTTCTGTATGGTGCAATATTTGAAGTTGCGAAGGGGTCAGTCACTTTTAACCAGTTGGCTACAATGACTCCGAGGACATCGTCCGACCTCTGATAATTATTTCCTATTGTTTTAAGCTGAGTTTCTGATTGATTTTCTGGAATATTATAAATCCATTTCGGTGTGTCCCACCTGCCCCTGCAATAAACTTCCCCGGCTTCATTGATTGCCTGCAAGGTTGCTTCTGCATTACATAAAAACCTGACTGGCAAATCATCAAATGCTGTTAAGTCGGTGGCATAGTGGGCTGCAGTTGTTGGGGCTGTTCCATCGGCCCCGCTTGCGCTATAAGTTACCGTTGCAACATTGACAGGAAAAGACGCTTCCAGCACCTGTGCACTTTCAAGGTCAGTTACTTTAATCCATTTTGAAGTTGCAAAAACATTCTCAACATAAAAATCTGTGACCTCTGCCTCCATCGTACACCAGATTTTTCCAAGTCCGGTGTCAACTTCTTTCTCGATTCCATTTATATCTTTCCTGAAAACTTTAAGTTGAAACCCGATAACGGTCGCAACGTCGTCAACTTCCATATTTGATGAAGCATGGAAAACACCTGCATAATTTACTTTTCCGGTTGACTCTTCAATACTGGTTATTTTTTTATAAACAGTTACCGGAGCCACTCCAGTAGCAGTAAATTTCATGATGTCCCCGACCTTGACCCCTGCCACGCTGTCCAGAATAACAAAAAGAGCCGAAGCCACATTTGCAGTCTTGCAGGCGGTTGTGAATCGGTTGCCATTTGTGACGGTCACTCCTGTTCTATTTCCAGAAACACCAAATCCAAGTTCCTCTTCATAAGCATCATCAATCTGGAGAGTGCTGACCGCTGCATCCGTCAAGTCCTGGGTTGCCGTTACTGCA